CGTTCTCAAGCTGCTCGATCCCAATCGCTCTGAACTACAAGGCACAGTTCCTAACCAACGCATGAGGTGAGGACGAATGGCGAAGATGACAAAGGCCGCTGGCCGACGCCGACTGGGCGAGATTCACTCGAAAGCAAAGAAGCTCTTTCTTCGAGGATTCATCTCCACGAAGGATCTGGACTCCATAGAGCGTATCTGCAAGTCCCGCGCAAAGCAACTGAAGTGATAGGATGCCGCTTCCAGATGCCCCGGCGGAATCGCCTCGCGTGTACAAGCTACTCAAGACGAAGACTCTCAGTGCTGAGGCACCTAACTCCCTGGCACAGTCCGACATCGCCAGCGTTGGCAACCCGATCAGTATCGAATCTCTCAACGAGGACGAGCTACGACGCCTGGTACTGGTTAACCTGGCGCGTCTGACGGTCAAGCAAGAGTGGGATGGACTCCTCGGGTGATCGCATGCCACTACCAGACGCAGACAAGAGGTCCCCCAGGGTCTACACCCTCGCCCAGAATACCGACCTCGAGAACATGGCCTTCGCTACCATGCAGTCGATAGGCCAGCCAATCAACATCGAGGAGCTCAATGAGGACGAGCTGCGACGCCTGGTGCTCGTTAACCTGGCACGACTGGCTGTCAAGGGTGAATGGGACGGTCTGCTCTCTGCTGGTGGGGCTACTGGATCCGCCTTCTTCCTGCCTAGTGAGGATCTGATCAGTGGGGAGATGTATATGCTCACGATGAACGCACCGTATGGAGCTTCAGATACAGCGAACTACGAAGTCAACAACGAGCAAGCTCGATTCGGGAATTTCATCTCGCCTAAGTCAGGGACGATCTCTGAAATGGAGATCTACGTCAGCAGCGCGGCAGCGAGCACCTGCAATATGCTGGTAGGTATCTACAGCGACTCGTCCGGCGTACCCGCGAGCTTGATTGCCTATGCAACGTTTGATGTCACTTCAACAGGTTATCTGACACAGACGAGTTTTACTGGAGACGCGCTCACCCTGGTAGCTGGTACTCAATATTGGATTGCTTACGTCAGAACCGCTAGTCAAGCATTCTCGGTGACTTCTCAGAAGAAGAACCACGGACCAGTGTACGGAATCGGCGCATCACCCTCCTCGATGAAATATACCGTCGAAGTGAACTCTGGAGAGTCTGACAATGCACTTCCGTCAACCTACCCAACAGGGGCAACAACTCCTCAAACAACGGCGCGGCTTTCTCTGGGGGTCCGGTTCTGATGTATAGGACGAGGACGATCTTCGATGGCGAGACCATCTTGGAAGTTCAAGAAATTGAGATGTCCTGGGAGGACGTACGCCAGGAGCGAGACAAAATTCTCGCTGATACCGACTGGCGAGCCGTCAAGGATCGCACCATGTCGCAAGCCTGGAAAGACTACCGCCAAGCTCTTCGAGATCTCCCTCAGAACCACGACGTCGCCAACGACGCCGTCGACAACTGGCCGGAGGCACCAGAATGAGTGACCTCACAGAAAAGGCTCGTGACATATTCCAGAAGAATGGAATGGCATTCCTCCTCGGTTGGATCCTCGGGATGGGCCTGGGCCAAACCCTCTGGGATTCAATCGTCGGGGTGCTGTGATGAGCAAGCGCAAGCCTGACCAGGTCGTCGAGTTCAGGATCTCACTCCAGGACAGAGAGCGCGAGATGGTCGACACCCTGGTTGCAGCTCTGACCTTCAACCGGATCGCAACGCCGACTGTCGACCTGCTCAAGGATGCCAGTGCCCTGAGTGCCATCGCGTTGATCCTCGAGAGCCTAGGCGTCATCGACGTGATCCCCGATGACCTCGTGGGCGCCATCGCTGGAGGAGCCTTCGATACCGTGGAAGAGGCACTGGACGCGGTGAAGGATGCCATCCCCGACCTGCCCGAGGTCGGAGATGTGAAGAAGCTCCCGAACCCCTGGATCCCAATCTGGACATGGTTGAAGGTGACCAGTCGCAAACTTTTCTGATTCTGGGTGTTTACCCCTAGGGTGGAGACGCAAAAGCGATGCAATGTGGGTCCAGAATTGCGCAATTTCGCACATTGTGTCCGCAGTTCAGACAAATGTCCTCCTCGCACATCACCGAGCTCATCAGCAATTCCGGATTGAGATTGCTCATAATCTCTCCCCAATCAATGAAGCGCATGACCTGTTCCTTCTCGTCATCGGGCAGGAAGTCATCCCAGCCGTACCAGAGATCTATCTCGACGAGGCCAGAGTCGAACCAGTCCTTAGCTGCCATCTTCAATCCACCGTGTGAGGACAGAGCTGTCCCAGCTTAAGTTTCGTTTTCAGGTGCGAGGGTTGCCTCCTCCACTCCCAAGAGTCGAGTCCAATACGGTGTAAAGTCATCTCAGTCATAACCTTGCCACAGTGGCGAGGGATTTTCTCTGCATAACTTTTGTACCGGTGACCACATTCATCACAATGAACAACGGTCATTCGCGAATCCTCCACTGCTCGAACTGCTTGTTCTTGACCTGGGTGAGAGCACGGTCATGCTGGTTGCGGATCCTGCGGTTGCGATTCCTGCACTCCATCCTGAGGGCCTTGTCGGGCATCTCCCAAGGTCGATGCAGCATGACCCATCCTCGAACGCGCCCGTTGACATTGGGATCGCGCTTGAGCTGTGCTCTGACCATCTTACCGCATTTGCGGCACGTTCTAGCCAGTGAAAGGGTACCAGGGCGCCTGACCCACCAGCACCACCACCAGAGGCACGCAGGACACTGGTACAGGCCCTTTCTCATTTAGCTCACCAGATACATGAATGGGTTTCCCCCTGGGGGAAGTTTTCGGCAGACGGTTGACTTGCACATTCCTTTGAAGGCTACTCCATCCTTACCAGGGATGATCTCGGCATCAGGAACTCTCTCTCCGCAGTTCATGCAGGGAGGGCCATCATCGAACCAGTCGCTAATGTCGCTCATTCCTTCACCTCGAGGGCCTTGTCGATGATCTCATCCTTCATGCGTTCTGTCACTGACCAGTCATCAGGTAATGGCTCGAAATGACCAGCGTCGACCAGGAGCAGATAGAGCTGCTTCTTATCGGCGCGTAATCGTTCCATCTCCTTCCTGAGTTCCTGGATGTCCTTGGTTAACTGGTCGGCCTTGATCCAATCCACTATCGCTCGGTTGGCTCTGGCACTAACTCCGTTCACTCTGGAGCCCTTCTTACCCGCGTGGAGGTACCGATAGGCGATGTCTGATACACTGATGCTGACGGTCGGCATGATGGTAGCCGGACGTTCACAGTTCTTAACAACAACGCAGCTAGAGTTGTTGACAAATGCCTATTAACGGCGACAGTGCATGGTGTCGGTGGGTGGGGGGTCAGAAATGGTCAGGATATACACCTTTATGGGCGGTCGACAGCCCGAGCACAGTGGGAATACTCCATGCCAATAGACGAAATGACCCTCCTGCTCGCTCTGGGCAGCCTGAACCTCCTCGCCCTGGGTGCTCTAGCTCTCTGGATCCGTTCCGAACTCGAGAATGCCGTCGAAGAATTGGATTCTACACTCGCCCTGGCAATCAAAGCCACCCTGGACAAGCTCATGGATGGGGGGATCGGCGGCTTCGAGCCGGTGAACCCGATCCAAGCTGCGTTTGCTTCGCTGATCCAGTCGTACGCAACCAACCAGCTCGGCACAATTGACGCCACGGTCATCTCGAGAAACACTGATGGCACGTTCCAGAAGTCGATTGATGAGTTTGAGTGATATTTATTAGCGAGATTTCGTTTCACTTTCACTATGCCCCGCCGGAAGAAGTCCCGTCGACGCCGAAGCCCGAAAACAATCAGCCTCTACAATATGGCCGTCGCCTACGGGAACCTGGCGATCCTAACCGAGGGAACTTTGGGTACATCTCCCTATGGAGCTGTGACTGGAGCTGCCGATCTAGGCTACAAGAGCGTCGCGGATGTCGGCCTCGGTGCCTCCTCGATGACTCTGGTAGGCGCCCAGCAGATTTCCTTGGGCGACATCCTCTCGAACCCAAGCATCGCCATGCAGCAGATA